GCACGAAGTTCTTTCGTCGCGGCAACAGGATCGCGCTTCAACTTCTCACGAGTTTCATATCCTTCTGAGCCAAACTTTGGATCGCCATCAAGTGATATGACGTAAGGATTCTGTAGCGACAGATACACAGGCATCACCCTGTCACCTGACATGGCCGCAGCATCTTTGTTCGCAGTGAAGTAAAACCCCATACCCATGCGGGCATTGCGAACATTTTGCTTGGATGGATCAAAAGCGTAGAACTCTTCGTCCGTCCCGTGGTACACAACCAGCGGCTCACCCTTCTCATCCACAACTTTGCTGTCACCAAACCAGCGGAGGAAGTTAGCGGTAGCCCTGTCACGCAGGCTCTTTGCTTCGCCCTTGGCCTCGCGTGCTCCTTCCTTCAGTTCACCCTTCTCAACCTTGCCAAAGATTTGCTCAGGTGATTCAACCTTCGTAAGCGCAGATTTGATGGACTGGAACAAGTCCTTCATCCGCTTGAGCAAAGCCTGAAGCATCCCAGCGGGCGGCTTCGTGGCATCGAAGTCAGCAAAGGCATCGCTCACCGCTTCTTCGGTGATCTTCTCCATGTCCCCGTTGTACTCACGCATGTAAGCGTCATACCGGGATTCTTCCCCTGCCTTCAGGGGCTTGCCGTCTACGTTCCTTTGCTTGAGGTACTGGTCAATCCACTTGTCCTTTGCCATCTTGGACAAAGAACTCCACTGTGCATCAGTGAAGAAGCCCAGTTCTCGCAGGGCGTGGATAGCCTCGTGCCTCAGTGTACGAACGGGGTTGGCAGCATCAGCGGCAATGCGAATCAGTTGCGCGGCATAGGAGCCGGAATCAGTCATCCCGTCCAGAATCTTCAGGCCCACATCCTTCAGGCCGAACTTGTTCAGGAGATTGCGTAGGGTCTGCTCAAAGGCTTGTACTTGCGCACGCTCTCCGCCAAGCGAGTACAGGAAGTCACTCTTGGGCGCGTACTCGACATCCTTAGCCAAGAGGAAATTGCCCACTTGGTACATCTCTGAAGCAGAGACTACAGGCTCCCTTGTCTTCCTGTCATAGAAGTATCCATGCCGGGCAGGATCAAAGCCAACCTGCTTCCAGGCCGGGTCTTTCACCAAATCCTTAACGCGGGCGTAGGTTTCCTCTGGGCTCAGGTTAACCCAAGTTCCTTCTGCCGTTTGCAAAGGATTTTTTTCTGGCTCAATGCCCATGACCAAACTTTTTTCTTGATCACGCGGCGCAAAGAAAACATCTTTTATATAACCAGTGCTTCCATATCCAATGACTGATCCTGAACTCTTGTAAGGTTTCCCAGTTTTTGGATCGTCGTTTGGCTTGCCCTCATGAATTGATACGACTGGCACGCCCTTATCACGGGCGGGCAAATCCATGCGCAAACCAACTCGTGTGCCATCTGCAATCGATACATTGATTTTCTTTTTGTTTTCTTCGCCACGAATGGCTTTGACCATACTTTCAACAGATGACGGCGGATAAAGTGTTTCCGCTTTAATAGTTTCAATCGGTTTATAGGCGTCAACGTACTTCTCAAACTCCTCCCGAGACATCTTCTTTTCTTGAAGAAGTTTTGCTGCCGCCTGAACTTGAGGGTGACGGCCTTTGGCTGGCGTGATGCCGGTGGTGTCCAGGATAGGTGGCGCTTCTGCTTTGGGCGCAGCGGCTTCTACAGTGGGTGCTGCGGGGGCTTTCTGTTCCGTGGTCAGATCGCTGTAGATAGACAGCAACTCTGTAAACGCGGTGTCTCGCTTTACACCAATCAGGTTTGCAATCGTTTGGACAAAGGAGTCCCAAGCAGAAGTGTTCTCGTACTTGATCTTCTTCAGAAGGAACTGGAACGCAGGGTTGCCCATGCCTTCAGCAACAAACTCCTGAATGCTTTGAATACCATACGGAGCACGCCCAGGTCTGCCTTCCAGTTCCTTCTTTACGTGCTCGTAAAGTTTGTTCAGCCTAGCAACAATAGGCTTTTGCCGCAGAGTTGGATTGGCAATAGATTGAACTGTCTGCGCATGAACAATCTCGTGTGAGAGAACTTCTTCGCGCTTTGCGGTGTATTCAGGGACACGGATGGTGTCTGTGTCTGCATCGTAAGCCCCCGCAACACCACGCATCTCTGCTGAACCAGTAGATGTCAGTTGAAGTGCGTTCTCTCCATATTCTGAAGTGAGATCTTCATACGCCTTCTGTAGTCTTTTGAAGTCTTCCTTTGTCTTCAGCTTGAATGGGCCAGTTGCAAGCGGGGCAAACATGCTGTGCCCCATATCTGCAATTTCCCCAAGGCTAGTGCTTCCAGCGTCTTTGCCTTGATCAATAGCGTTAATTTTTTCGCCCGTGATGTCATAGCCAAGCCGGAACCCGTCAGGCAAGGCGTCAATCTGTGTGGCAAGTGCGCGAATCTTGTTCAATGCCTCAAGGTGCATCTTTGCACCATCAATGGACATCTGGCGCATAAGTTCGCTTGGCCCTGTGTACGTCTCCTCTGCATTGTCATCAATGACAATTTTGGTGCCCAGAGATTTTGCACGCTTGGCAATCTCAGCAACGATGACATTCTTGCTCTTCTCCAGAGCAGACAGTACGCCTTGAAAGTTGCCTTCCTTCGCGGCCTTTTGAGCAGGAAGATTAACTCGGCCCCTCAACTCACCGGGATATGGTTGCGCCGCACCAATCGCTTTGCCAAAGGCTTCTGCTTCTTTTCTGGTGGATGGCTCACGCGCAGGTTTTTCTTCCACCACAGGCGCAGCGGCTTCTACCACCGGAGCAGGAGTTACGAGTTCACTATCTTCCGCAACGCTAGGCTTAACTGCTGCCACAGGCGGGGCTTTTGGAGCAGGAGCCACGGGCGGCGCAACAGGTGCAGCAGGTTCTACTGGAGCCTCTGCCACGGGCACAGCGGGTGCCTCGGCGGCAGGCTCAACAGGCGGCGCAACGGGCTTAATGGTGTTTAGGAAACCAAAGATGTTTCCACGTACTTCGGGAGATGCGTAAGGCTGTGCCGCAAAATTTGTCAGTTCTTCCGTAACCTTGGGGTCGGTCAACTCAAGACCAGACAACCGCTGGATGACAGGTGCCCGCCCACGAATGCCAAGTTTTCTCAGCATCTCAGGCGTGACACGAGTAGCCACCTCACCCATGCCCAACAATTTTGCGCGGGCAGCAACCTGCTCATCTTCCGGCAGGCTTTGGATGTAAGTTTCTACTTCGCCACTGCGGGCAACAGAACCATCAGGGTAAACAATCAGCGGTTCAGGCTTGTACTCCAGCGCCTTGGTCGGTTCGGCAGGGGGTGCTTCTGCTTCTTGAGGAGCAAGGCCGAGCAGTTTGGCACGCATCGCCATTTGCTGATCTTCAGGAAGCGTTTTGATGTACGCCTCTACTTCAGAGCGCTTGGCTACCGTCCCATCGGGGAACTGGATAAAGGGCTCTGGCTTGTACTCCAGCGCGGGAGGTGGAGGGGCTGGCGGCGCTTCTGGTGGAGGCACTTCGGTGGCAGCAGCAGGCTTACCACCACCAATCGCAGCACCAAGCCCAGCACCAGCAAGACCTTCCAACGTAGCAGAACTCACTGCCCCACGGAACGTAGGTACATCAAACCCTTCCCTCTGGAGAGCGATGTTCTGCGCTACTTGCTCTTGCCCTGCTTGCACCGCTTCCGGCACAGCTTCCAGCGCACCGGCTTCTAGGCGGCGACGAACCGCACCCTTTGCGGCTTGTCCTGCTACGGTCTCGGTGGCCTCCGTACCAGTCTTGCCAAGAATTCTGCGGGCCAAAATTGCAGCACCGCCCTTTTCCAGCGGGCCGACAGCAGCAGCACCACCCAGCACAGTGCCCAACAAAATTTGATCAAGGTTTTTGCCGCCGTACTCTTGCGCAAGTTTTGCCCGTGCTTCGGCGTCTTGCTCAGAAGCACCAGCTTCCTTCAGCGTCTGCTTGGTTGCCTCATAGATGGAACCCTTGATAGTGCCAGCACCCATGCCCGCGCCGGTCAGAGCGCTTACCCCGGTAGTCAGCGCCGCACCCGCGCCCAAAATTTTTGCACCCAGCGCACCGGCAATGACGGGCGCAGCAGTACCCAAAGCACTGCTCAGTGTGTCAATAGGAGCAACGGTAAAGGCTTTGATACCAGCCTTAACCTGATCCAGCACACCCTTGTCTTCCGCATCCTTCATGATGCGTGAGATTTCTTGCTGGTCGTTCTTGGCCTGGGCAGACATCAAATCTGCAAGGTACGTCTCAGCAGATTTAATGGTCCTGGATGTATCAGACCCAGCACCAAAAGCGTCCGCGATCATGCGAACGCCTTGAACAGCGCCCTTGGCTATGCCCAGCGGTACGTCTGCAATCTGACGGAATGCGCTTTGTTTCTCGGGGGGTTGGGCTGGAGTCCCAAACTTTGAAAAATCCAGAACAGGTGTCTGCTCTACCGGAGTGCCAAATTTTGAGAAGTCCAGTGCCATGATCAGTTCTTGATGTACTCTTTGCCGTCCGCTGGGTTAATGTAACGCGCTCCCTTGGGGAGTGCATTAAATTCCGCTTGAGACTTAGGAGTTACCACGCCACCAGTAGGTGCCGCAGTAGGAGTGCCACCAAGTTCTTTATAGATGGCGTCCAATTGACCTTGAAGTTGCTGTACCCGTGGGCTCTTGCCACTTGGGTCCATCTCCATTCTGACTTTCAATTCATCTTGAATCATCTTTGCGCGCTGTCGCAGATTAGAAAACTCTGCTTTTTCTTCTACCCCAGTTCCACGCGAACCCCGAATAGCGGATTCAAGGGCCTGAACTTTTTGTGCGGGCGTAGCGGTCTCGGGCTTGCCGCCAGTGAGTTCAATAAGTTTTAGTGCCTCAAGACGGGACACCATGTCCTGCTCTTTTGGCTTCATCAACTGGGTTTGACGACGGTACTCTTCTAGTTTCCTCTGTGCTTCTCGGTTTAGTGCAGCATCTCTAGACTGCATTTGTGTGTTGTACACATTTGCATTTGACGATGCAAATTGCCCAGCAAGAGTTGCCTCTGCCTTTGCCACATCTACTTCTGCTGCACGAATGCGCTGTTCCGCTTCAAGCGCGGCTTTTGCATTGCCAACATCGCGTGCGTTTTGCAGATCTATGATGGCATCTCGCTTAGTGGCATTGGCAACTTGCAGATCGTTATAGGATCGCCTGCGGGCATCTTCTCTTTCAGAGAACGCAATAGATGATCGAGCAGACCCTCCCGCTCCTTCTCTGCCACCCAAAAGCCACTGGATTGCAGAGTTGATGTTGGACTCTTTCTCTGCCTTTTCATTCATTGCCTGAAGTGCCGCCTGCTGCGCTTGAAGTGCTGCAAGTCCTTGCTGGCCCGTAGCAGGTTGTGCTTTCAGTGCGGCTAAAAAGGCTTCTTCTCTTTTGCGCAATCCTTCAGTACCCGGCATCCCAATGACAGATCTTGCTGACGCCATTGCTGACTCCGGCGTAGGCGCGACAAGTTCTGCGATTCCTCCTTGAGGCTCGGTTTGTGCCGGGGCTGGCGGGCGTTGCGCAGGGGGTCGAGGTGCACCGCCCCTTGAAACTTGACGATCTGTCATCCTCTGAGCTTCTGGTGACATTGGAGGTGCTGGCGGCGTTGTTGGGCGCGTCGGCTGATCTATGCGTGGCGATGCAAACGCATCTTCCGTCCGCATTGCTTGCGGTGCAAAATTTGATGCCGTCGTAGAACCCATCGCCGCTTTAGTGCCTCCCAACCCTCGGAATATACGTTCCGTCACTGCGCCTGCATCTGACCTTTTAGCAAGTTCTTCGTCGCTAAGGTTAAGTGCTCCGCCAGTGATTGCTTCTCTGATAAACGGCCCAGACAAAGCACGATTAAGTTGAGACACTATGCCAGACTCTGATCCCATTTGCCTGCTAGTCACATCTACGCCTGCTGCACGCAGCGCAGCATTTTCTTCTGGTGTACGAGCAGCAGGTGCCTTCTTTAATATTTGCTCAACGTCTAACTTGACATTGCTACCATCAGGCCCCGCAAACCCAACAACACCGCCCTCTGCCATGCGGATGTTTGAAGGTAGTCCTTCAATCCCGGCAGGCTTTGGTTGCATGGCTTGTTGAACCATTTGCTGCATCTGCTGCTGCTGCATATTGCGCATCATGGATGGCATCGCGGCTTGGAAGTCTTGCCGTGCCTGCGGCATTCCTTGCGCAATCCCTTGCGGTTGCATCTTTTGCTGTGCGGCTTGAGCAATCTGTGCGGCCACAGTAGGCGTTTGATCAGGCGTCACCATCTGAGCCGTTTGGAGCAGCGCGGCCAAAGAAGGATCAATAGAGGATTGTTGTCCGTACATAGCAGTTCCTTAACCCAATCCAAGCTTCTTCAGCGCTTCAGCCAGATCACTTAAGCCGCCTTTGAACTCACCCATCTGGCTCGTATTCGCCGTGGTAGAAGCAGTCGCAACCGGCAAACCTTGCAGCATTTCCTTTTGGAACCGCAGCTTTGTAAACGGATCAAGTAGCTCAGTCTCGTACTGCTTCTGCAGAGCGGTGATGCCTTCTTGCTCAATGCCACGCTGTTGTGTACCAGCACCTGCCATCATGTCAGCCAGAGTCTTGGCTTGGCCTTGCTCAGTGTTGAACTGCCCCATCGCCCGGTCGTAGGCGTTGGCGTATCCAGTACCGATGGCTTTGTTCTGCTCTTGCAGCAGATTACGCTGCGTCTCAGCGTCCATGATGGCCTGACGAGAACCACCGAATGCACCAGCCTGAGCCAGCTTGCCTGCCGTGTTCATCTGCGTGATCTGGGATTGCCGACGAAGTTCCTCCAATTGAGGCGTCAGCACTGCGCTCAGGTACGGATTCATGTACTGAGAAGCGATGCCGGTCGGACCTGTTGCCTGCCCCGTCATACCGCCCGGCGTCATGCTGGGAAGTTGATACGCGCCCTGTGCTGTAAACGACTGCCCCAGTTGGCCGGGGAAGTTCAGGCTCTCCAGACCGCCAAACACCTTGCTCTGTAGCGGAGCCGTGCCCGCAACCATCGGACCTTGGTAGGCTTGATATGGAGTATTAGTCAGCGCAGCAGTTTTGCTTAGCATGTCTCCTACATACGGACCTGCCCACTCAGAGATGTTGGTCTCTGTTGATGTGCCCAGCGGAGCGCTTGTAGCGCCGGAACCTCCAATCGCAGTGCCGCCAGTCTGGAACGCAACCGCTCCACCACCAGCATAGCCAGCGATGCCGCCCGGTGTAAATTTCTCCGGGTTGATCTGACGTCCTTGCTTCTTGTTGCCAGTCCTGGCATGACGTACACGATCCATCATCTTGTACAAGACCTTGGCTCCAGCGTCAGAGTTGCCATTTCCAAGGTGGGACACGACATCCGCAGGGATCACGAACTCACCGTGGCTGAGTTTGGCGGGTTGCACACCGTCGATGTTACTCGGGATTCGGTCCTGCATGCCATCGGTTTCGCCACGCAGATAACGAGGCCGGTTAGCCCTGCCGCCACGGGCATAGCCCATCATGCCTCCTTGCGCTGCCATGACATCATCAGGCTGAAACTCCGGCATTGGAAAACGCGGGGGCTCTGGTTGCGGCATGGGCTGCGGCATCGGCTGCGGAGGAGCAACAAGCTGTGAAATTCCAGATGGCTGTTCCAACGGTCTTGCAGTTGGTTGCCCCGCCTGCATAGTGGGTTGACCCATCTGCGGAATATCCGCACCCATACCGCCTTGCCCGGTCCATGTATAACCAGCTTGCGGCGTCAGCGGCGGCATCCCAAGGTCAAGCCCTGTTTCATACGAGCCCGGCTGTTGACCTACTAAGTCTTGTAACGACCCATACATTTGAGGTTCCGCAAACTGATCGCCCATCTGTTGAAACAAGTTTTGCGGCGGGGCAGAAAATTGTTGGTACTTTTCATACGAACCACCAAACTGCGGAAGAGCAGAACTTACCGCCTGCCCAATGTAATCTGCCATTGTTTTGCCAAAGGCTGCTGTCGGGTGCACCCCATCAAGCAGCGATCCTTGAGGAACTTCTAGGCGTTGCATATCAACAAACGGCAACTTGTTTTGGTTTGCTATGTCTTGTATGCCTTGGTTAATTACGCTGGCAGAATTCACGTAAGGATCAACAGACCACTCGTTAATGTTACCTGCCCTTATATCATTACCGGGTGCAAACGGTGAAACCCCAATCATTACGGGAGTTGCGCCGTACTGCTTTGCCAAATCAACCATTGACTGAAGATTGGCTAGTGTTTGCTGCGGATCGTTTAGCCTGATAGCATCAGCAGCCCCAAAACGCAGTAAAACTACGTCTGGTTTGTTGTCTTGCAAATACTTCTCAAAGTTTCCTCCGGGAAGGTAGTTGCTGGTCAAAGCGTCTTTGGTGGTTGCGCCACCAACAGCTTGCAAATCTACCGGAACACCAAGTTGTTTTGACAAAACATCAGCTACGGTATTGCCGTATTTTGTATCTGATTTGGAGTCTTTGCCATATCCAACAGATGAACTAATAGAATCTCCAAACAATGCAATTTTTGGTTGCTTCGGGCCGGTGTCTCCAAACAAATTTGCTACCCCACCTTCGGCAAATGTTTTATTTCTCAACTCTTGCCTGTATGCTGGGGAATCAGGCATAAACCCTAGATTGCTTGCTGCAATATTGTAGGGATTGATCATCGCCCCTGGTGTACCGAGACTAGCAGGCGTGCCGACAGGATAAGTCATCGGAGAAATAGGCGTGCCTGTCGATGTAAAGCGTCTGAACTGCCCTTCTGGCGTGAAGTACTCACCCCATCCTTCCGAATTCCTATCGTAAGACAACCCAGGAGCAGGTCGGGGTTGAAACTGTTGATGCACTGCGGCAATCTCTTGATCCGTCAAAAGATTCTTTGACCTAAGATACTGCGCAACTTCCGGTGCAGACAAATTTTGTACGCCCCACAGATTCGACCCCGGAGAAGCATAAGCGTTTGACAGTGCTGTGTTCCATTGTTCTTTGCCTGGGGTGTTAAAGGCTGCAAAGTTGGGATTGTTGATGTACGTATCCCACGCGCTATATTTGCTAATGTTTGGTGCGGGGGCGGGGGCTGCAACCCTAACAGCAGGAACCGCTGTGTTGGAACTACTAAGTGATGCAATACCTGCTCGCGCAGCGGGGGCTGGAGAGGCAACAGGCGCGGCTACGGGTGCAGGAGTTGGAGCAGCAGTTGGAGCAGCTACGGGAGCAGCAATCGGCGCGGCAGCAGGGGCAGCAGAGGGGGCAGACGCAGCGCTGTACGTAGGTGCAGCAGCTTGCTCCACAGGGGCCGGAGCCGGAATTGACGGAGAAGGAGCAGGGGTAGGGGCCGGAGCCGGTGCCGCACCATACGTGGTGTTGAAGAACTGTCGCCCCATCACCGGGGAAGCGCTCTGTGCATACGGTGTGTACGCAGGCTGGGCAATCGGCGTGCGGTTGTACTGCTTGGTAAGATCAATTGATCCCTTCCAGCCTTTGGTCTGTGGCCTATTCAGACTGGGCATGAGGAGCCCGAGCACTCCAAGCGCAGCGTTGACATCGTTGGCAGTAGTATTGCCCGACTTCAGCCGGTCGAAGATGCCTTTGAACGGGGTCAAAAGGCTGGTGATGCCGGAAGTCTGGCTTGTATAACCGCCAAGGGAGTCGTCTGCTCCTCCACCAGATTGAGCGCCAGTGTCGCCAGCCCAATCAAGATTGTCTTCACTAGATACGCTGGTTGCCATGATCAAGCCTTTCTAGACTTCAGTTTTTCACGAGCGCCTTTGCGCTTTTCTTCGCGCTCTTCTTTGCGCACCATCGTCATTGCTTCCAAGTCCGCTTCTTCTGTCCGCATCAGTTCTTGCATAAACGCGGCAAGCTCCGGAGTCATCTGGGGCGATTGTGCCTGAGGCTTCGGCGCAGGGCTAGGTGCCTTTGGTTTAACTGCCGGTGGTTTTGCTTTCGGAGCAGGAGTAGGAGCGGGCGGTGCTGGTGTGGGAGCGGGCGTTGGGGCCGGAGTAGGCGCGGGAGGAGCAGGGGTAGGCGCTGGTGTGGGCGCAGGAGGAGCCGGTGTTGGTGCGGGCGTCGGAGCAGGGGTCGGAGCGGGTGTGGGTGCCGGGGGCGCAGGGGTAGGAGAAGGTGGCGCAGGGGTAGGCGCAGGCGACTCTTCATCATCGCCATCTGTTGTCACCACTGCCGGAGCGGGCGTTGGGGCGGCAGGAGTAGGCCCCGGAGCTTCAGGCTTAGTCGTCGTTTTTGTTGTCGATGGCGGAGGCGCAGGGGGAGTCGGCGCTTGCGTAGTAGGCGCAGGGGCAGGGGCTTCTGTCTTCGTGGTTGTTTCCGCAGGGGCAGGTGCTGGTGCTTCTGTTTTAGTAGTGGTCTCTGCCGGAGCCGGAGCAGGGGCTTCTGTTTTAGTGGTTACCTCGGCGGGCGCAGGAGCGGGCGTTGGGGCGGCAGGTGCAGGTGCCTCAGTTTTGGTGGTTTCTTCTGCAGGAGCCGGAGCGGGTGCAGCTACCTCAGTGGTTGCCGGAGCAGGTGCAGGAGCCTCAGTCTTAACCGTTTCTTGGGCAGGGGCCGGTGCCGCGACCTCTGTGGTTGCCGGGGCCGGTGCTTTTGTTGTGGCAGGGGCAGGAGCCGCGACTGCTGTAGTTGCTGGAGCAGGGGCGGCGACAGTAGCAGTTACTGGTGCAGGAGCCTGAGTCTTGGTCGTTGTGTCGGCGGGTGCTGGAGCGGGCGCAGCAGGAGTAACATCTGCAAGAGTCAACGTTTCACCAGTAGCCGGGTCGGTCGTAACAGGCGTCGAAAGATCCATTGCCGAAGCCGCAGGCGTTGGTGCAGCGCCAATATTTACGGTATCTCCAGGCTTAGCATCAGGCGCTACATCGACAACCTTGGTATCCCCGTTAGGCCCAGCTACCAACGCCGTGCCCTGAGTGGGGTCTGTTGACAGAATTGTCCCGGTGGCAGGAGCAGCGATGGGGGTAGACGGCGCTGTGGCTTGGGTAACAGGCTCTTCGCCTGTGCCGCCATAGATCGCTTGATTAAGTGCCTGTTGATACGCAGACAGATCTTGTGCTGGTGCTGCGGTTGTTGGGGCCGACGCAAGATCAATGACGTTCTGTTGAGCGGGAGCAGCGGTAAGTGCCGTAGTCGGCGCTGCAGTCGGCGCAGTGGTGGGTATTGCTGCAACAGGGTAATTTTGCTGTTCGTAAATTTGCTGCAAGAGATTGTTAATCTCGTCCATCTGCGGTTCAGCAAAAACAGCATCTGTGGCAGGCTGCGCTTGTGTTGCGGTTTGTGTTGCGGGCTGCGAAGCAGCGGCGGGGGCAGGGGCAGGGGAAGTTACACCAAGATCGCCGTATGTGACGATCCCTCCATCTTCATCAATAAACGCCACCATCTCGGGCGTGATGCCTGTGGTGTCAGTAGGCGCAGTTGGCTTGGGCGCAGGGGCAGCAGGCGGCTCGTAGATACCAGACAGCGCTTCTTCAAACTGCTGCTGAGCAGTTGGTCGAACACCTTCCTCAAAGCCAAGCTGCGCCTCAGTCCCTACGGGTTCTGGTGCTGGCGTTATGGATGCGGGGCCAGTAAGTTGCGCTGGACCTTGTGATGTGGGCGGTGGCGTGTACGTTAGCTGTTGAGGAGTGCCTTCTGTTGGAACAATCTGCGTGGCAGGTGTTGACCCAAGGAACTCAATCGGAGTTGGTTCCGCTGGAGTCGCAACTGTTTGAAGGCCGGGGGTTCCCGTAAATGAACCAACAGCTTTGCCGCCACCAAAAGCAAATAGGTTTGCAATTACGGTGTTGCCAAGTGCCGCGCCAAAATCTTTTGCGTTTTGCGGTATACCCTCTTTGGCAAATTTGTCTACAGCAAACTGACCTGCAGTTGTCAACAGTTCAGATGCGTTTTCGCCAGCGTATGCAATAACATTTTTTCTGACATATTCAAGTAAAGCGTCTGCACCCCCGGATGTTGGCGCTCCGCGCAACATCATTTTTACAAATGGAATTCCAGCCGCCTCACCTGCAAGTTCAATTGCCGACATAGCAGCGGCTCTATTGCCAGCATCCGCATCTGACAAACCTGCTCGTTTACCTTCAATCCATGCCAAGTTACCAGTATTGGCAGCGGCATTTGCTAACATGAGCGGAGCACCGCCAAGTAAATAAGTTCCAAAAGTATTTACAGTAGATGCGATTCCTGAAGCTGCAGCGCGTTGCGCATCATTTGGTAAAGCCTTAAATTGTTCCTGCTGATAATCGTATAACTGATTTTGAACATCTCTTACCGCAGCATCAGAGCTTAACGGCGTGCCCATCATGGCCGTCAGTTCATCAACGCTTGTTGGTTCTTCAAAACGCTCAGGCGCAGTGCCAAACGCAGAACCAACAATTTCCCCCAAACGAGAAATAGTCCCAGCCCCCTGAGAAAGCCCTACTCTAACCCCTGTGTCGGAAACATTCTTAATGTTCTGTCGTACATCACGCAGGTTTTGCCCAATATCTGCAATCGTTGTTGAAGGCTTGTAATTAGGATCTAGCGGGACTCCCTGCGATTCTGTTGCTGCGGCAGAAAAGTCAATATCAGGGTTTACAAACGGCTCTGTTGAACCTGCTCTAGACACAGGAAGAAGGTTTGCGCCTTCTGCAATGTTAAGACCCCGGCCACGCGGATCTTGTGCTGACGGGAGAAGGTTAGCTCCTTCTGCCATGTTTAGCCCACGTCCACGCGGGTCTTGCGCAGAAGGTTTTGCGGCAATTGTTGTCGGCGCTGTTACCCGGTACACCTGACCGTTGTAAACAAACTCACTCTGCCCACGGGCGCGGGCGGCTTCGCCTGCAGCGTTTACAGTTCTCGATGAGGAATAGTCGGGAAGGCTTGCTCGACGCACATCTTCTGATGTTGCCGTGGGTGCGCTAATGTTGTACTCACTACCGCCAAACCTAAATGTGTTGTAGCCTGCTGCTGCTGCTTCGCGGCCCGCTGCGTTTACATCTGTAGCAGAGGAGGCGTCATACACCGACATACGGCGTACATCCTCCGAAATTGCCCGCTCTACATCTCGTTCGGTCGGCTTAGATGTGTAAACAGGCGGGGCTTGCCTCAGTACATCTTGGTAGATTGCCTCTTCGACATCTCGCGTAGTTGCTGAAGGCAGTTGCGCCGCTGGCGACATATCCTGAATCTGCTTGATAACAGCATCATCTGCAGTGCCATACCGGGCTTGAAGGCGGGCGGTCTCGTCGCCTGTGTCTGTGGTGCTGTAGTACTGGTTGTACCTGTTCATCTCCTGACCGAAGCCTTGGAGAGCGCCAGCTATGGCAGCAGGATTGCCCTTTTCAACAGCGGAGATGACTCGTGCTGCCTGAGATGCCAAAGCAACGTCGGGACTGTCTATGAAGTTGTTGGCACCAGCAAGAACCGCACTCCAGTCCTTGTTCTCTACACCCTGAGCAATACGGATTGCCGCATTGATGTCTTTATTAGACAAGCCTGTCAGTTCGCTGGCTAGTTGCGATGCTCCTGCGGTTACGCCGCCAGTCAGTGCGCTGGTCAGGACGTTGCCGAAGTTGCCGGAGACTATGGCTGACGGCAGGGCTTGTGCGCCTGCAGTAATCGCGCCGGTAGCGGCATCAGCCAACCATTGAGGGCCACCAGCAGCCAATACGTCTGCACCAATAGAGTTTGCAAACGGTGTTGTAAGAGAACCAATGCCCGCTGTAATTCCGCCAGTCAGAGCCCCTTTGCCAAAACCAGAGCCAAAACTGCCACCCTGAGCTTCTGCACCAAGCCCACCAAGAGTGCCTGACACCAAACCTTGCGCAACAATAGGCGCGGCGGCACCAAACGTCCCCGCTAGTGCTGTGGACAACCCCCCTGTTAACGGCGCAGCTATAAGCCCTAAAATTTGAATTAAGCCGGGATCAAGGTCACTACTTGACCCCCAACGTGGAACAATTACAGCTTTTCCAGAAGCATCTTTAACTACCTCAAACTCTGTCCACCCTTTGCCCGCAGCAGAGTACCCAAGACCGTACCTGCCTGGGTCTGATTGCTGTAAGTATTCTTGAGGCGCAGAAAACTCTCGCTCCCCGCCACTTCCAAACCCGCCTAAACGTCCAAATGTTTGATCACCGTATGTAAGTTGCCCACGGTTCCTTGTAACTGTTGACCAGCTATCCTGACCACCTTCGCCGGTAACGGCGTTAACCATCTCCTCATACGGTGTTTCTTTGACGCCTATCTTTGACAGGTCAGTGATGCCGTAGTTGGCAAGAATTTGCGCAAGTTCATTGGCGCGGTTGATGCCCCTGATCTCAGGGTTAAGACCGTATCCTTGCCACTGCTGTGCAATTTGCTCAGCAAGAGGTTGCCAATCTATTGGGGCAGCAGGAGCCGCAACGATCCGCTGCAACTCATCAAGAGTCGCGGCGTCTTCTACTTCGTACTCGTTTTGCAGGCGAGGGATCATTGCGTCAAGTCGTAGAAGGTCAAAGACCCGATGGCCGCACCAGAGGAGCCAGACAGCACCCGGATGCCCAGCGTATAGATATCACTCGTCCCCGTCAAGGAGGAACCCAACTGAAGATCCCAGTTGTACGCCGCAGGTTGGTTGATCGTCCCGCTGGACTGGTTGGTGGACTTCACATACTGAATATCTACGATGGTGCCTACCGTCATGGCTGTAGCAGAGGTGTCCATCTCCACGTTGGCATCGCTTGCCACCGCAGCCCAAGAGGCCCCAGTCAGTCCTGTGGCATTTTTAACCAACACTACCTCAAAGTCATCCCCTGATGAGGTCGGCATCACGTTAAATTTTGCAGGGAGCACCACTGCGTTCAGCGCCGTGGAAGCCAGCCGGATGGATACCAGAGGAAGAAATGTCGTGCCAATTGAAGTCTTGGTCGTTGTCCTGCGGGCAACGTGCTCAATGGATGTCTGCTCGTACCCGCCTTCTGAAACCACCGAGGAGCAGATCTGCTTCATGGACGAAGCGCTTGCAGTGGCTGCGGTGTTGGTAATCTCGTACCTGACCGGCAAAATTGCCGTGGTCATGTAAACAGAAGTGATGTCGTTTGCATTCTCAAACGTGTGGCAGACGATGTAATTACCATCGATGATGAACCCACAACGAACAGACCCAACTCCCAACCACTCAAAGTCCATCCACAAAATTTGTGCTTTGGTCAGGTCCAGGGTGTAGCCGGAGTCCCCCGTCCCATCAAGTTTGTCGCCGTTCCAATCCGCTTGGTTGACCGTCCGCGCATCACTGACAGATCCTGAGATGTAAGACCGCAGGACGAAGGAGACAGTGCTGTCTGCTTGCTGGATAAACACGCCGTTCTGGGTTCCAAAGTACCCGACCCGCTGGCGAAGCCCGGTCTTAGGTGAGTTCATAACGAACGTAGCCAAACACAACAAACCCTTGCCGGGCTGGTACGGCATGCACCTGTAAGACTGCCTTACAACTTCAGAACCACTAGAAGTGGTGACATCCATCCGCACAGATGATTCGTTGGGCAGGTACGTGGTTGACCCTCCAGTGGCTGTGCTGGTGTCAAATTGATTGTCAATAGCGTAGCGGTTTTGAGAGTCAAAGATGGTGTAAGGAGCGCTTATACGCAGTCTCCCAAACGCATCGACATTGGTCCCCCCAATAGAGACTGGGACTGCGCTTCCTGTAGTTGCCACGATCTGCTCCAGCAGGTTGTCTAGCTGGTTGAAGTACAACCGCAGAATGTTGACGAGGTTGTCTAGATAGGTTGAGTCGTACTGAATCGTCGGCTTCGGCAGCGGAGGCGCACGAAACTTCTTGGTAATGGTGTACCAGATGCTCATGACTTACGCCCGTCAGGACGAATTTCGATTCGCGGGGAACCCAACTGCCACTGTACCCCAACCGCGTCTGAAGCCATCTTGATTGACAACTGCCGTCCGCGCACCCGAATATTTACCTGACCCGTGAACTCTTCAATAGGCACGGTGGCTATGCGCGTGACCACACCATTGTCTGATCCGCCCAGAGAGGCTGGGTTGTTGTAGCCCGAGCCTGAATTTTGCAGGGGCAGCAGCGTCATGGTTGCGCTGGGGGAGGCAGCGCTGGAGCCACGGAAGGTCACATCAGGCAGCACCCGCCAGATAAACGAGAAGTTGTGTCCGTCGTCAATATCAAACTCAGCCGAGGTGATGTAGGCTGGAATAGGAAGTGTGGTGGCCGTGGCGTTGTCGTCGTTGCCAATCTCTTGGAACACAAGATTGTTGATGTACGTTGCCGCAATGGGATAGTCCGTGGATATACCAATGTCCGTCCAAGCGGTGCGGCTCAGATTGCCGTAGTACCAGACCTTTTCAAGATAGTTATACACCACGTAACGGTCCACAACAGTGCTGTCCGCCGAGCAGTAAAACCACCAAATCTCATTGAACTGCTCGCTTGTCCCAGAAAAAATTTGGGCGTACTGCGCTCTGTTGATGTCGCTAAAGATGTACTGCCGCAGGTCGCAGGAGAGCGTGTTTACACGCCCGTCATAGCTGTAAAACTTGTCTTGGCCCATCCAGTACACCACACCTGCCGCAATAGACATGGCGTGATTACTGACGATGGTGACGTTGTCAGTCAGAAGCTGTGAGCCCCAGACGATGGGTGGACCAAGATACTGGAGGCCGTACAACGATGTGTCCGTCCACATCAATATTTCTTGTCGGGTCTGCAGTACCGCTTCGATCTTAGACCCGTGAGACAAGCGCAAACTGCCCGCTTGGTTGGTGGCCGCTGGGGTCCAGTTGACTGCATTCTCCTGATCCGACCAGCGAATCAACATGGGGTCTAGGTCGGTTGCGCCGTAATCATTGCAGCCAAAAGCAATGACAAACCGTGAGGCATCTGAGACTAGAAAGAGAGTCTGCACAACCGGGACATCAGATGCACCAGACAAAGAATCTAACGCTACGCCACGTGTCGTCAGCCCAGCAGTCGCATCCCAGTAGTAAAACGCGCCACCTCTAGGGGCATAAATAAGGTCTTCACCAAAGTTTTGGTGGTTCCAAATACGAATGCTAGACACACCACTGGAGCCTATGCCCCAAGCCCCAAATCCCCAAACCCCCGCGCCCCAGCCAGAAAGAGATACCGCCGTCTCAGTTCCCGCACTAACTTGGTATGCCGCAGTGACTGTGCCACCACCGGTAGCAGGAGATGAAGCATTGGATGCAGCGGTGATTGTGTAGGAATCAGCGGTAAGAACCGTGATCTGGTATTCACCATTAAGGGTCAGTCCTCCGACCGCAGTTGCGCCAGAAAACGTCACAAAAGTACCAGTTGTGGCACCGTGCGCTACGTCAGTGACCGTGACCGTGGCTGAGCCGCTTACCGTTGTAAACGGGTTTGTCAGCGTAACAGTTGAGACTATCGGCGTGATGTCGTAGTACTCACCGCCATAGTAGATGTAGTACTTGGTGTTAGTGCCAACGCCAAGATAAGGCACGCCGCCAAGCGTGGCCCACTGCCACAGAGCGCGGCACACACCGTTGTAGGTGTTTGTGGATACCCGCTGCCAACCACCAATTTTCTCAGGCGTGCCTTGACGGAAGCGTACCTTGTCGCAGGAATACCAACCACCCTCACTGGTGTACCTCGTGTTTTCACGATTCACCCCAGGTTTGAGTTGTAGCTTCTTGAGTGGCATGTTTACCCCAGCAGTGCCGCCTCTGCGGCTCTACGCTTGACCAGACCGGGCAGTACTTTGCCTCCACCGCGCACCCACAGGGCCAACTGCTCCTTGGCACCTTCCCAGTCCTGCTCGTCAATCTTACGCCGCAGGGTGCTGCCGCGATACCGGGCCACGCCAAGATTGTAAGCAAAGTCGGCCATAGCACCAAGGGCTTTGGGGTAAGCAATCAAACTCGGCGAAGCCTTCAAAACCCCCGCCAGATAGTTTGTTTGTAGCTCAGACAGCAACCACTCGTCCGCAATCTCCTTGGTGATCTCGGGGTGCTCCATCGTCACCTTGGTGCCGTCAGGCTTCCAGACCGTTCCGTAGCCAATCGTGGGGTAGCCCGCTGGGCAGATGTACGGCTTCAGCCGCAGCCCTTCGAAGGGCCGACACAGAGTAGCGGCAATGTCTACCGCCTCACTTACTGGACCGCTCATACACCCGCCCGACAAACCAGAAGGAGATGATCATGTTGAAGACGGCGAGATCGTCTGCGCCCCACATCGTGACCAGCACTTCTTTCCAGTTGCCGTTTTGGTCCATGGCAATCAAGAAGGAAGCAATCTTCACAGAGGCGTACAGAGCCAGGAAGGCGTAGGTGACCATCGGGCGCACCAGCGCTGAGATTGCAGAAACAAACCACCCGGCATTCTTGGCGGTCTCAGACTGCTCCTTAAACGCCTGGGCCATCGTGTCCATCTCGGCCATCGTCATCTGCGCTTCGACCTGCCGCATGGCGATCTCACCACGGATCTTGGCAAACTCCATCTCGGCTTCAACCATGCGAAGCTCATGCGCCCGTTCATTTTTCTTGTCAAAGAGTTTGAACACCTCTGGAGCGAGGCGCAGGATACCGCCGAACAAACCACCGATTAGCGACTCAAACATCACTTAGCCCCTTTGATACGCTCACGCTCTTCAAGCAGTCGGACCTTGACCTGAAGCTCGTTGATGTGCGCCATCAGTTGCTCTTTGAGGAGCGCACGCTTCTCTGCAGAGAGAGGACTGTCAGTCGGCACGCCTTGGTCCGTAATGAGGGCAGGCATGTTGCCTTCAATCTTGGTCAGACGCTCAGAGAAAGAATTCACCTGCCCAAGCAGCCACGCCAAAGATGCAACCACAATTGGTATGACGGCTTTTAGGACGTCTGCCCAGTTCATGCAGGCACCCAAGTCTGCGTTGCTTCATCCCAGATGTACCGTTTACCGTCTTGCGGGTACGGCACAGGCGCTTCCCATTGGCAAGTGGTCTCGTCAAGCACCCATGATGGGAACGGCTTCGGAGGAATGAAGGCATCACGCTGGGCGTCGTAGGTAAAGCCAATCCCAGCGTAGTTCTTGCGGATGTTGCCGTTGTACGAGGTCTGCACCCAGTTTGTACCGGGAAACAGCGATTGGCAAAACGCAATGCCCTTGGCTTCAGATTCAACGCCGTTATCCAGCAGTTCGTTGTTGTGGATGACAATGACCTGAAGCACTACGTTGCTGTCGTCTAGTTGTGCAAAATGAGCCATGTGTTACCTCAGAAAGTTATCGTGCCAGAGGCGTCGAACTGGTAGATAGTGCGGCCTGCGTTTGTGGTTACCGTGGG